TTGCCAGCGTAAAGCTCATTCAAGCGCTTCACCCGCAGCCCGCGATTGGTCACGAAGCCCATGTAGTTGAAGTTGCCAAATAACAAGGACTTTGCGCTTGCGGTAACTCCCGCAGCATTGCTGTTCAGGATGACCGGATAGCCTTCCAGAGTCGGGCCGTCCACAGTACCGGACAGTCGTGCCACACCGCTTGTGAAGGTGAACACGTTGGAACTGGTCAAACCCTTCAGGTAGAACCAGGTTGCCGGGTCCATGACCCATGCGGCCCCGTTGTGATAGGGCGATCCAAGTTTGCCCATCAATTCAGGTATTTCGCCCGCGCCGATAGCGGAAGCGGAATCCAGCGTCAAGCCAGCCGTGCCGCCTACAAACGCGCCTTGTGGCTGGGTCGAACCCGCACCTATCAGGGTGTAATAGTTTTCTGTGTCAGCCAAAGCGCGACCGAGAGCGTTCGTCAGGAACGCCTCTAAATTGGCGTTATCGTCTTCAAGTAACTCTTCTGACACCTTGATCAGTTTATTGAACTTGTAAACCACAACGTCACTCTGCGCAAAGGTTGGCTCTTCTTCAGCCGCCGAAATAGCACCCTCTTCAGCAACGAGGCTGAATTTAGACAGGCTGCCGTTCTCGGTCGGGAAGTTATACTTGTCGCGGTTAGTGGTAACCCGCATCAAGCCGAGCTTGCTGATAATCGATTCCTCATCGCGCTTTGCGATAATGGAACCGTACTCGTCATCAGGAACAAGATAGCCGCCTTCTGTGGTCGTGCCTTCCTGCAACGCGGCTTTCGACGCTTTGCGCAGATCGTTGGACTCGCCAGTCCGTACATAGTGCCAGAAGGATTTTGTGTAATCCTTTTCGCCCAATTCACCAATTACAGCAGGTGCTTTCACAGTTTTCTCTCCTCGCTCGATTCCCGGCTCTGCTTTCAGTTCGTCAATGATTGACTTGCGGATTTCATCAGCCATAGCCTTGATATCCACTTCTTCTTTTACTTCTTCGACGATTTTTTCCTCGTCCATTTTTTCCTCCAAATCAGGTTGAACAGTTTTGATTGTTTCTGCTTCCGCTTCCACCTCAACCGCATCCACCGTCTCTTCGACCTCTGGGACTGCCTCCGCAAGGATTTCAGCTTTCGCCTCGATAACAGCGTAATCATTCGCTGGTTTTCGCCATTCATTCGTGTCAAATAGTGCCAGCTCCCCAACCGGCCACACGTCAATCAAGCCGCCTGCGCTTTTGCGTACCAGGTGACTCACAGCACCGGAAGAAGCGCGCAAGGTTTCAACGCCCGCGTCCAGCAAGCGCTTTGCCAGCGGCTCGCTCTCGTCAAGCATCGGCTCAAACCAATGCCCGCGTGAGTCCTTGCCAGTGTAGATAGCCCGCCCGATCAGAGCCGGTTTTTCCTGTTTCTTGCCCGGCTCTTCAGGATCAAAGCCGTGATAGTAAGTCAGATTGACGTAATCGCCGGATTTCAGCCAAATTTCCGTGCCAGCGTGAAACGCTTCGCCGTCCGCGTCACGCCCTTGCAACTGCCCGCTGTAAGGTACGCCAAGCACGCGCCAGCCCGGGTCAACGTACTCCGAGTCCGCCTTCATGCGCTTTTCAGCATCCACTTCCAGCGGTTCAATAACAGCATTAGGAACTTGTATCTTGATTGCTAATTTATCCGGCATTCTTCACCTCTTGATTCAATGCGTTAGTAATATTCCTGATAATTTCCGGTCGCTTTACATCCAGCGCGCCCTTCTCAGTAACCCATCCGCTCCACTTATGGCGCGTCACCTGACTGTCCCATCCCTGCACCATGTCGGCATAGCTCATGTTATTTTCAACAGTCGAAGTGAAGCCGTCCAGGCTGCTGCTAACCGCCCAACTATTTGCCAGCTTGCGCGTGCGCTTGTAAGGTACGCTAATTTCGCCGCTCTTCATCTTCGCGAAGAACGCCCGCCGCACTCTGTCGTTGGTCTTGATCAGCGGATTAGGCGAGTAGACTTTGCTCGGATACTTCCGCAAATAGCGCTGCAACATTACACCCTGCTGCGCTATTACCGCCCGTACTCTGTTCAGCTTCGCCAGCGTGTCCAGCTTTGCGACCAACTCCGCCGCGCCTTCAACTGTGATTGTGAACGCCATTACTCACTCACCTTCGGAAACTCCCAGCCAACCCCACACCTGCATCGCGGATGCGCCGGTGGATATTGCCCGTTAGTGATCGGCCTCTCGTTGCGCGGATTGCATATCGGACAAACGCGCTCGTCATTAGCCGTCATCCAGATCGGGATCATGCGCTGCCCGCTTTCACGTTCCAATTGATCGACATACGCGCGCTCGCCTTCCACAACCGCGCGCGTTGTCTCGGTCACGGCTATCATCTCAGCCCGAACAGGTGAGTAGTAAGGCTGCAGACGTTCTGTAATCTCGCGGATAGTCAAGCCCTGTTCGTAGCCTTGCCCAATGATTTCGCCGACTTGCCGCGCGTTTGCCAGCATTTCGGCGGTTATGTCCCGCCTATTGCGCCACATTTCACGCAGCACTTCTTCTGTGTGTGAGCGCGCCCAATTGACCGCTTGATGATTGATGTTATCCAAGCTCACGCCGATGCCAACGGTCAGCATGACATTCGTTGCCTGTGTTAGATAAACGTCTAACAGCACCGGCTCCACGTCCTTCTGGATTGACCGCCAGCCGTTCTGCCAGTATTCGTAAGGTACGTTGCTCAAGTTAGGCGGGTCGCCCAAATAGTCCAGCAACTTGCCGAGTTCAGCACGCAGGTCACGGCTCAATACCCGTGCCAGCTTGCGTTCAATCTCGTCGCGGTTTACGAAGTCCATCTTACGGGTACCCTCGCCATGCGATAACGGAGTCGAAGAGGTGACGAACATCATCAACCGTCTTCACACCCTCAAGCGCGCCACTGATCGCCCCGTGTAAAGCAGGGTCAATCCGGCTCGTTTCAAACTCCCTAATCGGCTTACCTTCCTTGACGCGCTTCTCGGCGAACTTCTGCCACTTGCGCAACTCTTCGTCCTGCGGCTCCACGCCACTGTCACGCCGCTCGTCCAGTTGGCCTTGATGCGTGTTCAGCATAGCAGCTTGTTCGTCTGACAGCTCGTAGCCAGCCAACTCAAGCGCAACCTCGACCGGCAAGCCGGCATTTACCAGCTTGTTCAGCAGGTCGGCGCGGGCGTTCTCGTCTTCCTGGAAGATGTCCAGCTCTTCAAACTTGAATTCCAGCCGCAAACCCTCCCGCGCCAGTACCTGCGTATTGAGCGCGTCCTCGAATAACCTTGCGCGCGGCTTGATTGTTTCTTCGTAAAATGAAAGCCGGTCTTCTTGTGCCGTCGCATAGTTGGCTGCCTCGCTGTCCAATAATGTCTGCTTGATGCCAAACGCCATTGTGATATTGTCTTTTGCAATCTCATTCAATTCCGGGAACGATAAATCCTTCAACGGCGGAGTGAGCGTGACGGGATTGATGGAGCCAGCCCTTACACCCAGCACGCGAAACGCGTTCTTGACCGCCGTCGCAGAGCGTTTGAACCAGTTCTGAATGCGCTCGATCTCATTGCGGTCGTTGGAGTCAATCCCCAATAACGTGACCGGCATTGCCCCGCCCTCGAAGTACATTTCCGGGAACTTGCTAATGGCATAAAGGAGTTTCGCGTCAATCTTAGAAGCGATAGCCGCCCCTACGCCCGGCAGGACGTCCTGACTCGGATCGTACTCCGCAAGGTAGAACATCTCATACGTGCCAGCGCGCAAGTCATTCTTCCACGTTGCCCCGCTGCTATTCTGCCGGAAGTCCAGGATGCCGTTGGTGTACTTTACGGTCATGTCAAACGGGTTGCGGTAGCGGATGTCCTTACGATAGCCGGACTTGTTCGTCACCAGTTCGCCGAATGCCGCGCCGGATAAAAGGCACGATGCTTCCCACCGCCACAGCAGCTCGCCCAACTTGGTCGGGTAAGGCCACTCAACCTCGTTCTCTTCGCCCTTGTAGATATTGACCGGCACGCTCGAAAGCGCGTCGCAGCGCAATTGGATCGCTCGGAATAATATAGGCACGCGATTGTAGAGTGTCGCTACGGAATCAGGAACGCCGTCCGATGTTAGCATCTCAACCCAGCCAGGTACACTTGTAATCGTCTTGACGCTATCCGCCATATAAAGCCTCCCTAATCCATCCAAAGCACCACCCCCCGATTATTCAATCCATTCCACGCAATAGCAAGGCTCATAACCGTGTCGTCGTGCATCCCATCCGGCGCGCTGTAAGAGAATGACCCGCTTGCATTGCGCTTGCTCTCAAATGACAGCAGTTCGCCCACCAGCACCGGGTCGTCCAAGACCAAAATCTGCCCATTTTCAAAGGCTGATTGCAAATTCTGTATAATTCCTTGCTTAGTAGCAGAAGTCGTCAAAAATGGTACAATATTCAAGCCCCGTGCCACAAGCTCATCAATTACAGGTCTGCCGATGCTGTTGCTCTCAACAATCATGGAGCTTAGGTTATATCGCTTGTAAACAGACTCCAGCCTGCTAATCAGCACTGGATAATCCACGCGGTTGAA